CTTCATAATTTGTGGTAAGGCACCGTCTACTACTTCAGCGACTTCACCTGTAACAATCTGTGAGCGACCTTCTACTTCATTACCATAAGGCTCTCTTAAGTAATACTCCAGAGCTACTTGTCTTTCCAGGCTGGTATCTGTTGATATAAATCCTAACGAATCATGAATTTGAGATTCAATAATATTGACTAATATTCTATTGTCATCATCATCAACCTTTATACTTTTTTTGTCATATGCCATTTATACTATCCATTTGGTGTTTGTCTTTAGTGGTTTGCTCCATGACTCCATAGGCGACTCGTCTAGTCCTACCGCCAAATAACGGAACGCATCACTTGCGTGAGATGCCCAGTCATGAAATGGTCTATCATGAAATACATTGCGTTTTTCATCAAACACTCTACGATAGTTCCGTAGTGCATCTAATCCTACCTTTGTCTTATCTGTATCAAACCAGCATCGTGGTAATATCCTTCTCGCTGCTTGTATACCATCCATGATAGTTAATTTGCTAGCAACCGTAATGTTGAGTCCAGCTTCTTCTAACATTTCTTTTCTTGACTTTCCTGTACCTAACTCTCTTACTGCAACATCGTGTGGCAGGATGTGTGTAGCGTACATATAGTCATTTTCTCGTAACCAATTCACATAGTAGTCCAGACCTACACCATGGTTCTCTGTAAAGTCTATCAGTCGTATTTCTTTATTCACTGTCTGGGCAACCCAGATACTAGTAGAATCTGACATACCTAAATCCCAGCCCGTATAGGTTTTAGCCAGTTCGTCTTTAGGGATATCAATAATCTGATTTTTCTCATCAAGGGTGTTAATGAGAGATGAATAATAGGCACCCTCTACAGGAGCATTAAAGCTACATTCAAACTCTTGTTGGTACTTATCTTCACCCATTTCAGCTTTAGCTGATAATAATTCGTTAGCATCTACAATGCCCGTATCAGAGGACTTGAACTCTAATAGTTCCCAGCCATCTTTTCTGTACCCTCTATCTCGTAAGTCTTTAAAGTGGTTCTGACCTTTAGGTGTACCCATAGCTACACAGTAGCCAATTCTATCTGCTAGAGCTGGACGTACAATTTCTGTAAATAATGTCGGGTTAATGTTACCTATTTCGTCTAGTACACAGCCATCTAAATAGATACCACGCAAACTATCAGGGTTATCTGCACCATATAAACTAATACGCTTACCCATGAAGTCTACTCGTAGTTCAGCAATGTTCGCTTTACCACCGAGAGGTCTGGTGTATTCTAGTAGGTAATCCCAAGCTATTCGTTTAGATTGGTTATATGTTGGAGCGATATAAGCAAATCGTGGGTTAGGTTTCTCACAGTTTAATGCACTATGTATCAGCTGATTAATAGCACAGACTGTCTTGCCCATACGCCTATGTGCTACTACCACTACAAACCTGTTGTTCTTAACTAATTCATGTATCTGCTTTTGTGGTGGTCTTGCTATATAGCCTGTTGATATTTTTTTCTGCATCTTATTGTAACTCTCTTACGAGGTCGTTACCCTGTTGTTAAATTATTCTGTAGTCATACAATGCCATGTATTTTCTCAACAGCACGAATGAGACCTGTTAAATCTGATTCATGGTATTGCATCAGCCTTACTATTTCATCTTGGCTTAAAGCCATTTTATATAAGCTACCATTTTTCATTCTATGAATATGTTTTTCTTTTGGAATGGTTAGTAATTTATTCATTTAACTCCTTCCATTACACGCAATCCTGTGTGGATTCAATCCATCTACGCAATGCTTCCACTGGCTCTGGTGGTGCCACTGGTTCTGTAAGACCTTTTGGGTCTAGTTCAGATGTATTCTCCACGTTGTATCCTTATAAATCCTAGGTTAATTAAGAAGTACTCTACTGGCAATTCTCTGCCGTTTACGGTTAGGGTGTCTGCATATAGCTCAACACCAAAATTGAAGCCACAATAGAAATGTACAGACCACACAGCTATCTCCTTCTACCTAACATACGGTCAAATAACTGGTCATCACGCAGTTGTAATTGCTCACCATTCATCTGTTCTTGTTGTGCTCTTATTAATTGTTGCTGTCTCATAGCTCGTTCTCTAGCTATTGCTTCTTCTTGGGACATAGGGGTATAAGGGGCTGTCATGCCGTCTACAGAGCCAGGGTTAGGTACCCTACCTTCTGTGGCATAAAAGCCTTCAGGGGCAGGTTGTGCCATTCCTCCAGCCATTTGCTGAAAGTATGCCATTTCATTATTGGAGACGTTGCCAAATTGTTTGGGTATTAAAGCATCTGCAGCGGCTTGGAATTGCTGTACCTCATTATTAGACACATTACCCAGAGCTCCTCCTGCATTGCTATTCTGTATCATGCGTAATATTTCTTGTATCGTTGCCATAAGCTTCCTTAATAAACCTAAAATTAATCCTGCAAAAAATTTGGAAATGGGGTTTGTTAATCTATTCCAGTTATTACTTTGATGTTGATAGGGGCACCCCCTTCTCCAGTTAGCTCTGTGGTATTCTTTTCACTCCACTGTGCTCTTGTCTTTAACCAGAACAACATAGCTTGCGTATCACCTTGCCTAGCCTTCTCGTATAATGTGCCAGCGATGATAGCATTAGATTCAATCCTACCTTTGAGTAGTTCTTTGCGGTAATACTTTGCGAGAGTGTCTTCTGACATGTTTAGTAGAAGGGCGATATCTTCGTGCCTAGTACCTACTCTAGATAAATCATAAACCTCCAATTGGGTGGTCGCTAAAACAAGGTGTCGGGGTCTGCCTCTGCCTCGCTTCCCAGTAACAGCAAGGGTTTCAGGGCTTTTGGCGTTATCATCCGCTATTAATTCAGTTTGCTCTATTGTTTTTTCTTTTATGTCTGCCATGTCCTTATGCTCATTATTATTTTATTGTATATATTTTATTATGTGTATGTTACTGAATACATTGGTATAACTGCTGTTGTATATACGGTGTATATACGGTGTATAGAGGGCGTCTATACTAGATAAGATAAGATAAGATAAGATAAGATAAAAGCGGTTAGCAATGGATATCATTTAATTCATTCATAAGCCGTTTTAAGCGATTATAATATCATTTGATACTATCCTACCAGATTGCTATTAAAAGCTCACCACGAGCCTTGTAGATGCCTTCATGAGCCTCTATATCACTATTCCCTCAATATAACCCCGCTTAATATAGCCATGATATAACAATAGATTGATTTTAAAGCCGTTTAAGCCATTCATTTAATTGTTGGAGGGTTAGTACTTAATAGATTTTTAAAGCGTTTATACGGCGTTTATATACCCTTTATGAATGTTTAATCTCATATTCAGGATATAGTTATACATTTGAAGCCCGATTATAACATCCTAGCAATTACTAGCCAATGAATATCATATGTTTCAAGCAATAAAAAAGCCTCAATTAAGAGGCTTGATTATCCTATGGAGATTATTTTTTAATCATTTAAATTTAATGATAATTCCATTATCTTAATGCGAACCACCTCGAGATTAAATTGCTTTCTTTGTCTGGCTGACAATTTTGCCATTTCAGCAACCACCTCAATTAATTCTGCACGGTCTGAAACACGGTTAAACCTGATTGATAATTTATCCATTATTCACCCCCTTCTACATAAGAATCATTCAGCAGATATTTATCATCACTTACTTTTGAAACAAAGCCCACGCTTAAAGCCTTCTTAAGTAATTGGTCTGCATTTAATTCAAAGTTAAATGAAGGTGCTTGATTCAACCATAATTCTTTTTTGCTGAAATATTTCGCTGTATTGTTATCCATTATTTTATATCCCATGTGAATTTATCTTGTATACCTTCAGACTCAATGTGTGAAAATTTAATCAAAGACTGAATTACTTTAATATCCTTTTTGAGTTGAGCGTTATATCTTTTATCATCATTGCCTTCTATCCTTTCAAATTTTAGGTCAATAGCATCATAAAGTGCATTTATAAGCACCGTTTGATGGTTTCGGTTTAAAGTTTTTCTCATTTTAAAGCCCCTTTTTATACGGCTTAATCGCCGTGTTGACACATTATACCCATAATCATCCTAATAAGTAAACATTTATTTACATATATATATAAACCAGAATAAATGGATAAGCTATTGGCATGATAAAAGCCAATATAAGTAGCAATATTTCTTTCAATGTCATTTTCATTTTAAGCCCCTTTTAAATATGTATTAATTCTTTATGCAAATAATATGGCTTTAATTTCATCTCATTATGTTTCAAGTATTTCTCAAAATCATATTGCTTTTTATAAATACAGCACCATGTAAGCGAATATTTAAACTTACATTCAAACTTTCTTAAATATCTATTAATTTTATTCAATTCTTTTTTAACCGTAATAATCGAATATTTAAAAAAACATTGAGTCTGATAATCGCCCTGAAAAATAGGGTTATTTAGTTTATCTAATTCAACCTCTAATTCAGATTGATACGATTTTAATTCTTTATATGTTTTCATAATTAAGCCCCTTTTAAATAATTAGTTGATTCTGTGAAACTCCATTCCAGGCTAGAATCAAAATGGTTAATAATATAATGCCTGGCATCATATTGGCTTTCTGCTTTAAAAATCTTTATAGCGTCTTTACTATCGTTATATTGAGCAATTCCTATCGCAATATACTTATTCATTATTTCACCCCTTTTAAATATAGTTTAAATAGTTTTTTACATTCTTTGATTGAATAGTAAAAATATAATTGATGATAATATTGATTGTCTTTTATATCTGATATTGTTATTGAACCATTATAATTTTTGGTAATTGTCATTTTATACCCCTATTAAATTAAATCGTTATTAGCACAATAAGTAATAAACCTATCATAATATTTATAAATATTAGCTTCACTTATTCCATATTCTGATAATTCTTTTATATGCTCACTTTCAATCCCTGAATATTGCAATTCATAATTCATAAAAATATCAAAAGCAATTTTATAGTCTGTTTTTTTACTTTTAACTAGCTTAATATTATCACTATGTAATTGGTTTAAATCTTTAATAAAGTTTTTATAGTTTTTCTTTGGTATATATCCACCATAACCGATAGATTTATATTTGAGGTTTTTGTTTGCTAGCTTTATGAATGTATCGTTAGAAAAGGCGTAGATAACTCCATAGCTTTTTGTTATTGTATTAATGTTTAACATTATTATCCCCTTATTTAATTGTTATAAATTCAAAATGATTTTTCACAAAATTCTTTTCTTTTTCAGTTGCTACTTTCTCAAAATGAGGGTTCAAGAAATAATCCATTAATGGATTGATAGCTCTTGATTCATCAATCTTTGCTTTATGTTTATTTTTCATTTTGTTATCCTTTTTTATTCATACCAAATTGGCATAAGTCAACAGTAATTGATTAAATTGAGATTGTCAACTAAATAAAATAAAATAAATCAACAATTAAACTTATCACGTTGATAAGTAAAACCTATCAGCAAAAAAAATGAGGGCGATTAAGCCCCCAATAAAACTATCAACCTAAAAAGGAATAAAGATTAATAATTTTTCAAAATAATTCCTAATAAAAAATAATTAATAAAAAAAATAAAAATATCATAATAAAGAAAAAATATTAAGAAAAATAATCGTTAAAAAAATACCTAAAAATAATCCTATTAAAAAAAAATTCCTTCTCTTTTTCTTTTCTACTAAAAAACTATCCCATTTATTTAACATAAAAATCTCCCTATTAATTATTAATTAATGTAAAAAAATTCTGATATATCTTTTTAACATCTGATTCAGGAATATTAAAAACACTTGATATTGCGTTAATGTCCCGTTCATCATATGAAAAACACTTGTTCATTTGCTCATTTGCTTGAGAAATACAATATAAAATACTATTCATTTTTAACGTGGTATTTTCATCTTTAAATTTAATGTTCATTATACTTCACTCCCTAAATGTATTGAAATATCCCTCGTTACTTCGTCCCCACCTTTCCATTCATCTATCCTTAAATCAGGTTCATAATACCTATCGCCCACCCTTATTAAAATATTGCTATTTACATCTACATCTGGGTGTACGTCCTCACACACGCATTTCAATAAAAGTAACCGTTCTTCAAACTCTTTAATAGTCATTAGTATCGCCTCCCAAATCATCAGAAATAAAATCATCTATTACTATCGCAACATCATCAGGAATATCTGTAACATCTATTCCATGCTCATCACCTGATTCTGTAAAAACTACTAATTTCCAAGATATAATTTTCATTATTCGTACTCCCATTTGTTTGTTAATGTATTCCATATGCCAACGTATTCATATGAATCCTCAACATACTCTTCTGGTAGTTCAACATTTTGCAATTTATTTTCTATGTCCTCATCACTCATGCTGTCAGGGAATTCATATTCTAGCTGTACCGTTATTGTCCCTAGCTTCATTATTTATTCCCCCTATCATCATCTTTATCATCTCTAACATCATCAAAACATGGTTCATCGTCTTGTAATGGTCGAAGGTAACTAGGTGCTTTACCTTCAATCTCATCACATGGTGTCCAGTCGTTTGTGCCTATCATGATGTAGCCCCCTCTAATACATAAAGAGCTGAATCTGCGTTTGGTAAAAACAAATAACGTTTATCTATACTAGCTAATTTGTCATTAACAAATTCACATAGAGTTCCGTTATCCATGATGTTTATTTTTTGTGTTTTAAAATCTATTACGTGTATTAAGTTGTCGTTATTTTTCTTTTTACTTTTCATGATAATTTCCTTTTCTAGTTAATGTGAAGCTAGATTAACATGAAATATAAATAAGTGTCAACATTTATTTAATCTTTTATTTAAATACCCCGAATCATACCATTTAATAGGCTGTCTATAACCTGTCTATACGGTGTATATACAACGACTAGAGCAGATAAGATAAGATAAGAGAATATAATATAACGTTAATAACGGATAATGAATTTCTTTACCCGTTAGTTTATTAAATAATATGAACAGTGCTTGACAATTAAAATTGATGTGCTATTGTCATGATTCATTCACAAGAAAGGAACACCATTAATGGAAAATATAACAATTGATTTTGTAAGAAAAAACTTTAAGAACCAATCAGCAGTTGCTGATAAATTAAACATCAGTAGGCAAGCAGTTAGTAAATGGTTTATTACTGGCAACATTCCAAGATTAAGACAATTTGAAATTATGGAATCTATTAACAACGCCTCTTAAAAATAAAGGATAGTTATGTATACGATAAAAAATTGGGATAAGTTTCAGCACTACAAACCAAAAAATACCAAGCACCAACAAAAAATGACGTGGTATAAAATGTATGGGGCAGATATTTTAAACGACCCCGCTTACATGAAATTAGGTACAGAAGAAAAATTGTTCTTAAGAGAGGCGTGGGATTTAGCTTCTCAATTTGACGGAAAATTGCCTGATTTAGAAACCTGTTCTTTTAGGTTGAGGCAATCAGAAAATAGCCTAAAGAAAACGTACGCTCATTTAAGTGCTAAAGGCTTTTTACTGTCTAGTGAGGGTATAGAGGAAGGTTATACACCGTCTATAACCATAAAGGCTAAAGCAGAGGTGATTAAAAAATCATCTGAAAGTTTTGATAAATGGTGGATAGCTTTACCTGACAGCAGAAAAAATAATAAAAAAGGTTGTGAGCAAAAATGGTTTAGCAAGGATTTAGATAAGATAGCTAAAGACATTATGCAATGGACAACTAAAATGAAAGGTACGAAAGAATGGCGTGAAGGGTTTAATCCCGCACCTGAAACCATATTAAACCAAGAACGTTGGAATGATATTCCAAGTAAAAATACAGAAATGAGAGGGGTATTATGAGCGAGCCAGTCATTAAGGATATCGTTGAACAGCTAACTATCACCAAAGAAACGTTGATGAAGGGTGGCTATTATGAAGAAGAAACAGACTTCAAGGTAAAATCTACTGACACGTTGTTAGAAGATGTTAAGCGATATTATGCGGAAGAAAAAAATAGTGGCTATTCACTAGGGTTTCAAAAGACGGATGAAGAAGGCAACTTCTTAATACGAAAAGGTGAGGTCACTATTCTAACGGGTAGCTCTGGTTCAGGTAAAACGACCTTTCTATCTCAAGTGCTATTGAGTGTGATGGAACATACCAACGTCCTAGTGGCTAGTATGGAGATGAAGCCTGTGTTGCAGATAGCTAA